ATCAGACAAAACAGTTAGAGTTCATGACCAGAGTTATTAACCGCGCACAAAAAGCCGGTCTTTCCGTATAATGAAAAAAACCAACTTACGCCTTACTAAAGAACAAGAAGACAAGCTCGTTAAGTACGCACTAGACCGAGTCGAACAGCTCCGAGAAGATAACCGAGAGCGGATCGAATCTGACAAGCTTTCTTGGAAAATGTATCACAACGAGAGAGACGACCGAGCTGGATACGACGGTATATTCTCAAACTCTAATCTGTCTATTCCTCTGACCTCCTTGGTGGTAGATCATTTCATGGCCAGGGCCGAGGATGAGATTACAGGTACTTCTCCTTACTTTAAGTTTGAAGCCCAGGGAGCTCAAGACTCTGAAATGGCAGAATCTTTTGATAAGTACTTCAACTGGAAGATTGAGGATCAGGGCAACACCCGAGAGAGACTAGAAGAGTCCTATCTCCACGTGTTTATACAAAGAGCTTTAGTTCTTAAGTCTGTGTACGAGGAAGATGTATCTGTCTGGTATGACCACGAAAGAAATGGCATGTTTAATCTGCTGACTCAGGAGTTTGAAGAGATCCCTGGTAAAGGCCCAATCATTGAAGGAGAAGCCCAGTTTATACCTGAGCTAAACCCAATGACTGGAGAAGAAGAGCTTAGGCTTTCGGACGATCCCACAGTCCAGATGATTCCAGGCGTACACGAATTCCAACCGCTTCCAGACGGGATCCCAACTGAACAGGTCAGGTACAAAGGTCCAAGGTCGGAAGTCGTAGACTCAGATCGTTTTCTTTGTTCTTCTAGCGAAGAGTCAGTTGAGAAATCAGACTTTGTAGTAGAGCTATATGACAAAGATATCAGATGGGTTGAAAAGATATTTCTTGAGCGCGAGTGGATGATATTTGATGACTACAGAAATCTAATTAACAAAGATGCCAATCCAAGAAGCCCAATTGAAAAGAACGAGAATAGAACTGAAAACCTAGACTTCGATAATGAAGAGAATCCTAGTGTTCAAATTCTTGAGTGCTGGGTTAAAAGAGATGTATTAGGTACAGGCACTCCACAGGAATTCTGCATATTCATTGATCCCGAATCAAAGAAGCCTTTGTACTACGAGTATGTAGCAAAACTAACTCCAGACAATAAGCCTCCGTATTCGGTTGTATCAATTGGTAAGGAGAGAAATAAATGGTGCGGTTACAGCCTACCTGAAAGAATTAAGAGTTTTCAAGAGTACATCGATAAACAGTTTAACTCTCAAAGCTATCGGAATGAGCTGGCTGCAAACCCAGTCATAGGTGTCAATCCTCAGGCCGTTGAAGATGAGCCCGAAGATGTAGAGTTACACGCGGGTAAAATATTTGAGCTAAAAGATCAGTACCAGATCGACGACTTCCTACAGTTTTCAGCTATCCCAAATGTAGACATTAAAACCCAGGAACTGATTGATTTTGTCTTCGGTATTGTTCAACTGTGGCTAGGTGTTTCGAACATGGCCCAGGGAGATTATCAAGCACTTGCACCCGCTAATACCGCGACTGGAGTAGAAGCTACTCTCGCTGAAGCCTCGAAGATTGGTCGCCGTTGGATGCGTAGAATCGTCCGAGGATTTGAAGAGCACTTAACAAAGCTCGTTCAAGTTGCAATGGCGACTATGGATGAAGAGGAAGTGTTTGAATACATGGAAGGTGATATCCGAGCTTTTGCAGTAATGACCCCTGAACAAATACAAGAGGTGGGGATCAATGTTCGAGTTGTTTTGTCGCAAGACCAAGGTCAAAGGGCGATAGAGAAAGCAAACCTTGCACTGCAAACTCAGGAGAGATTCTTCCAATCACCGCCAGAGATGAGACCCTTTATGCGTCCTATGCTTAAGCGAATTCTTGATGCAATGGGCTTTGAGAATACCGATGAACTGCTTCCTCAAGAGGCACCACCTGATCCGAAAGTTGAAGCTGAGATTGCTAAGATGCATGGGGACAACGCCGCAAATGCGGGGGAGAGTCCTCAGCCTAGAGATGGTGTTATGGGAGCTGTTGAAGGCATGGGGAATAGTAATCCTCGAGGCATGAATCAGTACCAGTAGCGCATCTGTACTGTTATAAGCATATAATTAATTTAAGGGCATCCGGTTGATTATCCTCCTTCATAATTAGATTATATAAGGATGGCAAATAACCGCAAAAGAAACTCCAAGACAAAAGGTAGCACCTATGTGCGTATAGAAGGAGACAGTGTTTTAACTGATCTCGCCCCTCTCACCGACCTGGATGAGTTAAATCTCCAAGTGCAAGGTGTTGGCCCAAGAGGAGCTACAGGAGCTCGAGGCGCTCCTGGTAATAATGGAGCCGACGGAGCGGATGGAGCGGACGGAGCGGACGGAGCCCCAGGCCCGCAAGGAGCTCAAGGCGTCGCTGGAAATAATGGCGCCGCTGGAGGACAAGGAGCTCAAGGCCCTCAAGGAGTCCAGGGAGCAACTGGAGCCGCTGGAGCGAACGGACTTCCAGGACAAAATGGAGCCCAGGGAGCAAATGGCCCCGCTGGAGCTGATGGAGCTGACGGAGCACCTGGACTGCAAGGAAATGGCGGACCACAAGGAGCTCCAGGAGCTGACGGATTACAAGGACCTATCGGACTACAGGGCCCTAAAGGAGATACTGGCGTAGCTGGCCCCGCTGGCATTGCTGGCACTAATGGAACGGACGGAATTGACGGAGCACAAGGCCCTCAAGGAACTCCAGGTTTAGCCGGAACTGACGGAGCTGATGGAGCTACTGGAGCTGCTGGAGCCCCAGGAGTTGACGGAGCAACTGGAGCACAAGGCTTTACGGGCCCTCAAGGCCCTCAAGGAATTTCAGGAGTTGACGGAGTTGACGGAGCTCAAGGTTTAAAAGGAAATGACGGAGCCCCAGGAGTTGACGGAGCTCAAGGCCCTCAAGGAACTCCGGGTGTAGCCCCTACAATTGTTATAAATTCTAACGGGGAGTGGGAAATTGATGGAGTGTCGACTGGTATTGTTGCTGGTGCCGCAGCCATAGACCCTTATGGGGATGTCGGTACTGCTGATAAAAATGGAATCGATCCAGCCCAAGTTGATATTATGGTTATACCCCCAACTGATACCGTAAATAACGTTGAAGTTCACACCGACGCAGACGGGGACGGAACTTACAGTGACTTTGATACTGACGACTCCGATAGCAGCGTAGGTGGATTTCCAGACGCCGACGGCGATGGAGTTGAAGACTCTCTCGATATATTTCCACTCGATAGCTCAGAGTCGGCAGATACCGATGGAGACGGAGTAGGCGACAACTTAGATCCATTTCCAGCGGATCCAACTGAAACAGTTGATAGCGATGGAGACGGAGTAGGCGACAACTCGGATGCATTTCCAAATGACAGCACTAACGCTGGAGACTCAGATGGAGACGGTGTTGACGATTTAGACGATGCATTTCCAAATGATAATACTAAAGCTGGAGACTCGGATGGCGACGGTGTTGACGATTTAGACGATGCATTTCCAAATGATAATACTAAAGCTGGAGACTCAGATGTCGACGGTGTTGACGATTTAGACGATGCATTTCCAAATGACAATACTAAAGCTGGAGACTCAGATGGAGACGGTGTTGACGATTTACTGGATGCATTTCCAAATGACAGCACTAAAGCTGGAGACTCAGATGGAGACGGTGTTGACGATTTACTGGATGCATTTCCAAATGACGGCACTAGATCTGGAGACTCAGATGGCGACGGTGTTGACGATTTAGACGATGCATTTCCAAATGATAATACTGAAAGTGCCGATACAGACGGAGACGGAGTAGGCGACAACTCGGATGCATTTCCAAATGACAGCACTGAAAGTGTTGATACAGACGGAGACGGAATAGGTAATAACGCAGATAGTCACTTACATGATAACACTAAATCAGGCGTAGATGCTGACAACGACGGAATTGACGACGCAGTAGATAGCCATCCAAATGACGCAACTAAATCAGGCGTAGATGCTGACAACGATGGAATTGACGACGCAGTAGATAGCCATCCAGATGACGCAACTAAATCAGGCGTAGACGCTGACAACGATGGAGTTGACGATTCAGTAGATTCAGACCCCTTGGTGAATAATAATTTTGTCGATGTAGATGGAGATGGGGTATGGGATAGTGTAGACCCCAATACAACCCTTGCGGGTCAACCTGGAGCTGATACGAGTGTAAGCGGTGCTTTTTACGGGTGGGGGACGAACGATCTAATGCTTGACCTTAGTCAAAGTAGTGGTCCTCACGGCGCAAGAGAGTACTTTGCCCATGTGTACCAGGATTTGGGTACATTTGATCTTGGGAGAGGTTGGAGTGATCTTGCTGAGGCAGAGAGTAACCGAGTTACGATCCCAGGCCTGGATAATTACTTTATTAATGGTTTTGAATATTCACTTGCCACTTCAGATGATGGGCAAAGTGCAGGGTTTTACGTCCACATATATAATGGAGATTTAGTCCTTCAAGTCCGAAATGGAAATAAAGTTGGGTATAGAAAAGTCTATGACTCAAGCACTCAGCAATTTGTAAACGGATTCTCACTCAGTAATTACGGATTCCTTGCGGGCGACTTGAGCGGTCAGGGATACATTAGCACCTTCAACCTCAGTTACGA